GCAAGTTCACCTGGATTGAAATTTTCACTTGATGTTGCATTAATGCCATGCATGACTGTTATATTTCTTGGAACTCTTGATCTATTAAGAATGCTGTCAAGACCTGATACTAATTTTTCATGACTTTTTTTCTGATCATTCTTCCAATCCTTTGTCCATTTATCATCATTTTCTTTATGTTCAAAGTTTGAAGGTCTTCCATTACCAGTATCAATAAGTTCTTTGTTTGAGCCATGACTTGAACCAGTATATTTTGAAACTGCTTCTATTTCATGTGGTTTTAATTTCTTTTCCCATTCTTCTTCAGAAGAACCAAGCTTTTGGTTTACACCGTGAACACTAGAATCAATTTTACTGTTTGGATTGTTTTGCTCAAATTCTCTAAGACCTATTGTATTTTGTGCTTCTTCCTTCATGGAATGCTTTCCATGAGAAGGATAATAGTCAGCAACAGGGACTTTCTTTTCTTGCTGTGCATGTGATCCATGAGAAGGATAATAGTCAGCAACAGGTACTGGTACTGTTTTTTTGTTTATGAACTGCTTAAATGTTTTCATCATACTTTCCTCAGAAATTAAATTTCATTTGATCTTTGTTATGATTGTCTGAACGTGGAGCAGGTTGTGCCTCCCCGACGACATGACCATGCCAAATGTGAGTTTTTGTTCCATCACCATTATGAGTGATCGTTGGTGTCGGATGAATTTGAAGTGTTGTATTTCTTGGAAGCAGCATTTCTTTTTCATGATCATAATGAGAATTTGTTCCAAGATAATGCGCTCTTTGTCCCTTTTTTAAATGAATATGAATAATATGAGAATCACCATTTTCACCTGCAAAATCTGATGCTACTTTAGGATCAATAGACGTTGACAAATATGATGGAATTGTAATGCGCCCACTGCCCTTCTTTGCTTCTTCGCCGGGGTTAAATTTATTAGTGCCATGAAATACGTGTACGTCACGAGTTAGTACAGCATTTGGATGATGAAAAGAAGCATCTAAATTGTTAACATGTTCTTTATGAATTCTGGCATTTTCATCTTTTTCTGACTTGTCAAAATCTGTATCATATGTGCCATGGTGAAATAATGATTTCTCTCCAGTAGCATTTTTTATTAATTCTCTATTAGTTTCCCATGAATTTCTTGAGTATTTTTTTATTGATGGGAAATGTTTATTTTCTTCAAATTTTTCAAATGATGGGTTTAGGGCATGATGCACTTCAAAAGTATCATTACCAATATGATTATTATAGTTTCTACGAACAAAATCTTTTATATGTTGATGGCCTTCACTATCAAGATCATATCTGTTTTCATCATTATTTTCTTTAATTTTTTGTGGCGACTTAGAATGAGCACCATGAACAGGTTGTTTGTCAATTAACTTTGATTGTTGTGGTGGCTTGGAGTGCCCACCATGAACAGGATTGGCGTCAATAATAGTGCCCTTATTAAATTTTGCTTCTTCAAGAAACTTTTTAAAACTTTGCATCATTTACCCCTGAATGAGAATATTGAGTTATAGTTTATTTATCACTTGACATATCGCAACCATATGAGTATAAATTGATTTGTGATGTAAAACTTTTAAATAGTACAAATATTAGGGTATAAATAATGTCGGAATATTATCTGTTTCATCTTGATAATTGCAGATATATGTTTCAAAATACAGATGACATATTTGATTTTATGGTTGGGTGTATAGATAACTTTACAGAAGACCTTGAAAATGAATATGGTATTTTGGTGGATTATGAGATTGATAAGTTTGAAGAAAATGTATCTTATTTCACAAGTCCCACTAGTACTATAAGAATTGTTAATATGTTTTAATAATGTCCACGTAGCCCAAAGGCAGGAGGCACGACACTTAAAATGTTGACAGTGTGGGTTCGAATCCCACCGTGGACACCATAGAAAACGATTTTGAACTATCCCTACCATTTTTTGAAGGAATTATATAATGCCTACTAATTACACTGCTGACATTGAAAAAGATATGTCATTTGAAGACTACGTACTAGGATGCTCTCGTGCTTTTGGTGCAACGATGCATCAGCGTGACGATAATATGAAAGACAAGCCAAAGCTTCGTGGAGTTGAAAGCAGCCATCATGTTGATGCACTTTCAATTGCAAAGAAGACTGTTGTTGAACTTGAAGCAATGAAGGGTGTGAATGATCGCACTGCTTTTGGTAAGAAAGTCATCGAAGAAGAGATTGCTTGTAGTCAAGAATCTTTTAATAAAAAAATTATGCTAAAGAACAAATATGAAAATATGCGTTCCAAGGTGTATAACTGGTTTCCACCAACACGGGATCATGAAAACCTTAAGAATTTTATGATTGATCAAATCAATGAATCTATCGACTTTGATTGCAACACCAATTACGATATGAAACGTCTTACTGAACTTAGCTGGGCAAAGCCCCTTGATAAGTATAATGATGCTCTGCGCCGTGCATACAAGGATGTTGAGTATCATGAGACTGAGCTTTTTAAGGAACGTCAGCGTAATACTGATGCAAACAAGTGGATTTCTGCATTGTATGATTCGCTAGGAATTGAATACGACACTATTTAATAGATAAAAATAAAAAGTGGTCTAGAGAAAACTATTGATTGGTATCTGAACAACGAATGGTGGTGGGTGCCACTTCGCACTAACAAATATTCTGGAGAAAGATTGGGCAGTTTATAGTTTATGTCACTTTTGGAGTTTCTTGAACCAGAAGACGATGATCCTATGGTGAATGCAGTGCAGACATTATCAGAAAAGATTCGTCAGCGCCGCATTCAAATGTTGGTTCATTCGTATATTTACTATCACATGGATAATAATATTGTCAGTGATGACAAGTGGCAGCAATGGGCTGATGAGCTTACAGAATTACAAAAACGTAAGCAAAACATAGGGTTCTACGATAAAGAGTTTGCTGATTGGTCAGGAGCATCTGGTGCTTTTCTGCCTTTCGATCCATGGGTAAAAGAAAGAGCAAAAAACCTCTTGACCAAACACGAAACATAGCATATAAGGGGTCCATCGAAAACGAAAGGACTTCAAAATGCTTACTCTTCGGGACATTAATGAACTGACCAAATCGCATGATGGCGATATCTATTCAGACCTGTACAAGGACGTTTATGGTAGCCGCCCTCGTTATGCTCAGTTTGAGACAACTGAAGAATTTGATGCTGACTTTGAAGCTCTTATTAACATGCTAAATCGCAAGGATGCGGAAGATGCTGAGCGTCAGGCTCGTAACTTCACCAATTTCGTAAAGCGTGTTAATGACACAATGGCGCTCTGCAACTGTGATGAGTTTCGTGCAATTGACATCATCGCTGATGCTGAAGGTGAGCTAGAAGATATGCAGTTTTATGGTTACGAACGCCTTGAGTGGGTCTTCAACCTCAAATATGGTTCAATCGCCAAATGGCTTTCGGAGTAAGTGTGATGAAAACGGAAAAAGAATGTATCAGAGTTTCATTAGCAAGTGATGAAGATATTCGGCATATACTTAACGAAGAAAATTGGTTAGTACAAAATGCATATAATATGGTTTCTTTAGTTCGTCTTTCTAAAATTAATTTTTTAGGACATGAGCAAATTGATTATAATCATACAGTTGCAAACACAATTCAAGCTCTTAAAGAGCGTTTAGATTTAGCCAATCAACAAATTGATGAATTGGTAGAAATTCTAGAAAATGAAACTGCTTGACTTAAGAAACGAATCATACTAAATAGAGTTATCAGTTGTTGACAGGCAACAATAAAAGCGGTGAAGACCGGGAGGGCAGTACTTCCGCGCCTCCACCATAAACATACTAGCCTGGCTCCTCTATTTTGAGAGGTAAGTTGGGACCGAACTTCACTAGTGGTCGTTCAATAGTGTCGTGAGACATGAGGATACTAACAGAAAGTAGTATGTTTATGATGGGGGCGAAATAGGATCGATTCACGTGTAATAGGGCGTCCGAGACTGATTGATTGGCAAAGTGCCACAAAACGTAAATGCAGCTAACGATAACAGCTCTGTTGAATTCCGCCTAGCGGCTTAATTCAAATGCGCCCGGTGGGAGCGTGGAAACAGAATCCCACCACTTAGATGAGCACATTCTATAAGACTTACGGCCTTTGGGTACGCTTGAGTGTGTTCTTCTAAGTTATAAATACAATGTCCACAACGGACGTACACACATACACAAAGGAAATACTATGCCACAAGATACCGCATATCTCCTACGCATGGAGATGATCAAGCTAGCTCAGCAAAGAGCATCAGAAAAGTTCCATACAGAATGGTCAAACGCAGCCGAAAAGGCTCGTATCAACGAAAATGCTTCATATCTAACTGAAGTTCCTCAATATCCTACTACAGAGCAACTTTTAGAAGAAGCTAAAAAGCTCAAAGGGTTTGTTGACGGCAAGGAATAAAATTATATGGGGGTCAGATTTATTTTCTGATCCCCACTTTTTATGTTGACATGAATCGTTTTTGTCTGTATAATTAGAGCATAAATGATGAATGGAGAATATATTATGAACATTGTTGAATTTGCTAAGATCGTTAAGCCTGACACTAAGGCCATCCTTCAGACCAAGACTGCGGTCAAGATGAATAAGAAGGATGTTGACACTAAGAACATCCCCAATCCATATACTGAAGTTTTCAAGATCAACACCATCAAGGTGACGATGAATGCTGACTATCAGTATCGTGTGAACGAACAGCGCATCAAGGAAGGCAACACCGCCAACTTTGAAGCCAAGAGCCTTGGTTATGGTCAGATGATTGGTAATGCTCTGCTTGAGAATAACGGTCAACTATATATTAAGTGCATTGAGGAAAACCGCATTGGGGTTCCTATCTACGTTGACGCTGCTAACAACGTCATCGAATATGATGAACTCAAGCCATTCATTCCTACCCGTAAGAGCAATAGTCAGGGTCTTGATGAAGAAATCAAGGTTCGCAATTTCAAGGTTGATAGTGTTATTGGCTTTGAACTAATTTAAGGATACTTTCTATGCAAAATATTACCCGCCCATGCTCTGTTGAATTAAGACTATTATCAACACTTAAGCATGAAAAGGGTATCATAGAAAGTAAGATTAATAATGGCAACTGTTCATCGCCAGAAACGATGGCAGTTGTCCTTAAATATATAGAAACCCGTATTAAAGATATTCAAGAACGAATTTAAATACGGTGAAGTGTTACATAACAACGATAAGTTGAAGTAATACTCATTGACATTATATTAATTAGACTACATATTCAGATATATGGAGTTTATGGTATAGATAAATATTTCTTTACCGGGGGTAAAACTACCTCCATTGACCATTACAACAGCTTCAAGTCCTTACGTGGCTAAGAAAGCGGAATTATCTCGTGTCTCAGATGCGTAATAATTCCACCGACGAAACACTAATGATTTTGCATTCCTAGTAATGGAGGGATGGATGTAGAAGATATCAAAGGCACAGTTCTTTCTTGTTGTATCTTCTCATAGGTTATTGACAGTAGGCATTGAGATATGCTATAACGCTGTTAATGATTCCAAAGTCATTGAACTTAAGAGAATACAATGACTCATTTAATCGATATCACTAAGGGCAACGAAAAAAGTTGGTTCCTTGGTGTATGTTTGGTATTAGCACTCCTTGCTTCGGTAATGATTGCTACTCCTGCAAAACCAACGTCAACAATAATCGAAACCCCAAAAGTAATCGACATAAAAGTTATTCAAAAAACAAAAGAAGCTTTAAAGATTACTCCACATGACGAACGTCAATTACAATGTCTAGCTAGAAATGCTTATTTCGAAGCTGGCAATCAATCTGAGAAAGGGATGCTTGCAGTCACCAACGTGGTCATAAACCGCACTGAAGACAGCAGATTTCCAGATACACCATGTAAAGTTGTTAAACAACGTAGAAATGGTGTATGCCAATTTTCTTGGGTATGCGAAGGTAAAAAGCGAATTCGTGATATGGACAGTTATAGACGTGCACGAGCAGCCGCTGAACGTGTATATCTAAATAAAATACATGATGTAACACATGGTGCACTATTTTATCATGCTAACTATGTAAATCCCAATTGGGGATTAAAACGAGTTGCCACGATTGGTGCTCATATATTCTATAAAGGATAATTGATGAGTGAACTAAAGTTAGCCAAAGCCATTAATGCAGACAAATTTTATAAAGAAATTGATTCTTTAGTTAAAAAACATAAGCTGAAATATATTGACGCTGTAGTTTTTTTCTGCGAAAAGAATGAGATTGAGATAGAAACTGCTGCTGCAATGATTGCGGGTAACTATAGAATGAAATCATCACTTCAAATGGAGGGCGAAGAGCTTCATTATTTACCAAAGTCTGCTAAGCTTCCTATCTAACAATAGGATTATATTATGACTGGTTTTGAGGCTTACAAGATGTACTTGGGGATAAAGTCGCACTTCGACCCTCCAAAAAATTATAGTTACATTAAATATAGTGGCAAGGTCAATGCCAATCCAATCACATTTGAGAAAAGAAAAGATAGATACTATTTTGAAAAGCTTTCAAAGAAAGATGATCTACTAAACTTTTTGCTTGCAAACTTTCTTGAAGGTGATATATGGGTGCGTGATTTGTTTGATGCTGATTCGGAGAACAGATATGTTCAATGGCAGCGCCGAAAACAATCACTAACATATAACTTTGAAAAAGAACTAACTGGAATTTCTACAGAGTTCAAGAGTTATTTTATAGTAGAAAATGGTCAGCACCCTAAACTACTTAAGGAATTTCGTCAGGGGAATATCAGCATAGAAACGCTGACTATTCTTAATGACTTAATGAACTTCTTTCCTTATTGGGACAAGAAGATAACAGATACCATTCTATGGCCAAAAACTAGAGATAGGTGTCTAAAATATAGTGAGTTTATCAATTATGATAAATCTAAGATGAAAAAGATTGTCAAAGATATTCTTACTGTATAAATAAAATTGGTGGATATTTTTCACCATAACAATACGACAAAAAAACTTAAATACACGCAAACATACGGAGAAAATATATGTCATTTGCAAATCTAAAGCGTTCGTCACAGAACTCACTCGACAAGCTAGCCGATCAGGTTAACAAGCTTAACTCAAAGGCTAGTTATAAAGATGAACGCTACTGGCTGTGTGCTACAGACAAGGCCAAGAATGGCTATGCAGTCATTCGCTTCCTTCCAACTCCTGAAATCGATGGTGATGATGCTGATCCTTGGGCACGTATCTTTACTCATGGTTTTAAGGGGCCATCTGGTCAATGGTATATCGAAAATTGTCTATCGACAATTGGTCTCCCCGATCCTTGTTTGGATTATAATACCATTCTTTGGAACTCTTCAGAAAATGATAAGGGTCCAGAGCGTACTCAGGCACGTGAGCAGAAGCGCCAGCTTAACTATCACTCAAACATTTATGTTGTAAGTGACCCTGCTAATCCTGAGAATGAAGGTAAGGTATTCCTCTTCCGCTATGGTTCAAAGATTTTTGACAAGCTGAAGAATGCCATGTTCCCTCCATTCCCAGATATGCAGCCTTTCAACCCATTCGATCTATGGGGGGGTGCCAACTTCAAGCTTCGCATTCGTGCAGTTGATGGCAACGCCAACTATGATCTGTCTGAGTTTGAAAAGCCAGCACCGCTGTTCAATGATGATGACAAACTTGAAGAAGTATACAAGAAGGAATACTCTCTCAAGGATTTGGTAACTCCCGATAAGTTCAAGAGTTATGAACAGCTTGAAGCACGTCTAAATCTTGTTCTTGGTATCAAGGGTGCTACTCCAAAGGCTTCTTCTAAGCAGGAAGAAAGCTTTGCTGAAAGCAAATCAGAGCCTTCATTCAAGTCTAAGCCAGCGCCAAACTTTGCCGCTGCATCTGATGATGACGATGATGATCTAGCATTCTTCAATAGTATGAACGAAGAAGACTAATAGACTGAGGGGGGAGAAATCCCCCCTCTTTTTATTGGTTGTGGTAGTTTAAATATTGACTTTTAGAATTTGAATTTTGTTGCTTTGGTCTTTGTGTGCCAAAATTAAATTGATATGGAATTTGTTGTTGTTGTGGTGATGAAGGGACAATCAATAAACTAGGTTTTTTTGTTTTTTTCGGACCATATAAAGTTTCTGCTGCTTTCTGCCATTTAGCAGATTTTTTCATTTCAGGTCTTGGCGCTGGGTTTGGTGCAGAAATATAAGGAATAGGGTCAGTCTCTTTACCATCTCTCCAGACTGTAAAATGAACATGGGGTCCAGTTCCAATGCCTGTATTGCCTACTGCCCCAATAATTTGTCCAGCAACTACATCTTGGCCTTCGCGGACAGCAAATCTACTCATATGTTCATAACTTGTCCATAGCCCGTTGCCATGGTCTATTCGAACTCTATTGCCGCCATATGCGCCGCTCCAACCAACAAGCACCACTTTACCAGCAGCAGAAGCCATAATTGGGGTTCCAATTGGTGCGGCAAGATCAATCCCTTTGTGCTTACGTCCACCTTCGCGTGAATCACCAAAACCACTTTTAAATCGACCACTAGGAACAGGGTTCATTAATTGACCGCCAGTTAATGGACCAGTTGGTGTGTATGGACTGTCATAAGAAATATTATTTGATGCAAGATGTTGTCCAATAGCAGCATAATAACCTGGCTTTTCTGCTTCAGTTGTGTATCTATTATTAAGAATTTGACTCAGAGCTTGTCTTGGTGTTTGTTTAGAATCTGTATATCTTTTATTCCATCTTTCTACGTGGTGTTTAATGGCATCCTCAATTGAATTATATCTTTTAAAAATACGAGTTACACCATCTTTTCCTACAACAGTTTCTCCATCATTTGGATTATTTGTAGTTTGCCCAAATGGATTATTCAATTCTCTTGCCATACGAGATGTTCCACTTCCAGATTCGTGCGCCCATTGTGCGGCAGTTAATTCTGGGTGTGGATCGCCATATCTAGAAGCAATATCCATGATTTTTTGAAAATTTTCATTAGTGTTGCCACTTAATGGTCCTTGTTGACCACCATCACCACCACCGCCAATATCTGGACCAAGAACATATCCAATTATTCCACTAACATAACTTTTTACATTATCAAATGTATCGCTAAGATAATCAGCAAAACGACTTGAATAACTATTATTACTAATTTCTGATGGTTCACGTCTAGCAGGTACTACAGATGCTTTAGCAGCAGCACTTTCAAGTCTCTTATCAGCAGGTGATACCTTTGTGGCAGCATCATATGCTGTATCTGCAATCTTTCCACCAGCAAAATAACCAATAGCACCACCGATAAGACCACCAAGAGGCACTGTAATTGGCGCAGCGACACCGCCTAGAGCGCCTAAAGCAGCACCTGCCTCTGCACCAGCGAAACCACCAGCAACGCCACCAGCAACGCCTACGCCAGCCTCTGTGATGCTTTCTCCATCACCAAGTCTATCAAACATGTCCATGCCAGCCGCAAAGATACCAAGAGCTTTACCACCAAGACCACGACCACGACCTTTTAGTTTTGTTTTTCCTCTGCCCTTTTTCTTGCCTTTAGTTTTCTTTTTCTTTTTTTCATCAGCATCAATGATTGTCGTATCATCACCGCTATCTTCATCCTGATCATTTTCATCTGGATTTAAATCAAGCTTTTTCATTAATTTGGCTAAGTTTTCAAAATATTTACCAAGAATTTTTATATTTCCAGTTAACTTTTCTACACCAATAATTTGTACAGGAGCAGCAATGATAGTAGTATTTTTATTCTGATTACTTTTTGTCTGAACTTTTTGTAATTCTTTCACATTTTTAGTGTTTGATAATATTTTATTAAAAGAATTATAAAGTGTTGTAAAATTATTAGACATAGTAGCAGTTGTTTTTTTAGTCAAAGTATATTGTTGAGAATCTTGTTTATTTTGATTTGACATACGAATGACACTGGTCTTTTTAGCCAGATTATTTAATTCATTTCCATCAATATTTTTTAGTGCTTTTATCATGTTAGCGTAATCGGATTAGGGTTAAAGTACATTTGTGTGAAAACTTCACCCATACCATAATAATTTGGATCAGGTACATTTCCTGCACCAGACACACCACTTTTTGATGGTGGTGCACTTGAAGGTAATGGACGCTTACTACTAAGATCAATAACATTTGGTTGATTTACAGCAGCTTCAACTTCAGCAGTCATCTTAGAAATATCCGCACCAGTATTAGGAGCGTTATTGACCATACTTTGAGCTTTACTGGATTCCTTTTTTACCGCATCATTTTTATCGTTACTAGCCGCAACTTGTTTTTTTGATTCAGACGTGCTTTTTTTTGTGGCAGAACTTGATGTGCTAGAAGACGAAGTTGAATTTGGAGTTGGTGTTGAATTTGGAGTTGGTGTTGAAGTTGGAGTCGAAGGCGATGTTGATTTAGCAGGAGATGGTGCTGGCGCATTTGGAATTGCTGGCATACCAGTTGCAGTTTGTCCCGCAGTTTTTTGTGCTGGCTTTGGTGGAATTGAAATTTTATCAATATTATCTTTTGTTGGTGTTGGCTTCTTTTCTATTCTTGATGCAAAATATGCAGTTACCAATCCACCAATTACACCAGTAATGAGCTTCATTCTGATGCCAAACATTGGGTCTTGTTCTGGTTGAACATCAAAAACAGAAGAATAGGTATCACGTGAAGCAGAAGCAACCAACGCTGGAATAGCTGTGATTGGTCCACCAAGACCAGATGCAGCTTCTAGACCAGCACCAACAGGATCGCCTTCTAATAATTTTTTTGCAGCAAACAGACCACCAACAGCACCGCCAATAATTGGAATTGATTTTAATACAGTAGAGCCTAGTGCTTTTTTGATGATTGGACCAGCAATACGTTTGATAGTAGAAGCACCAACTTTTCTTGCAGCACTGGCAGCAACATTTGCGCTTTTGACACCTTTACCAAGCAAAGAAGAAATATTTTTTGTTACAGAACCTATGCCTGATGCAATTCTAGCACCACTAATTTTTGATGCTATGCGTCCAGCGCCACTAGTTGCTTTTTTGGCAATATTGAGAAGACCTGCGCCAGCATTTTTAACCATGCCGCCAACTTTTGCAAGTTTGCTTGATTTTTCAGCAATGGCATCAGCAGCAGAAACTATTCTACCATTTGGACCACGATAAGTTATTCTACCATCTCTGCCTAAAATTCTTTTATAACCAGGTTTTGTTTTTATTCTGGCGGCTTTAGCAGCTCTACGCTTTGCAAATTTTTCATATTCATCACCAACACCATAATTTTCAGCAAGTCTTTGCATGAAACCTTTTGGTCCCTGCTCTTCTTCTTGTTCTTCGACTTTTTCATCAATAATTTTTTTAAATGGTCTAAGTGACTTCTCTATAAGAGTGCCAAGTTCTTCATTTAAGGAATTTAAATTAGGTCCACCAAGACCAGATGCATTGGGTCCACTGCCTCTTTCCATGGAAGCTTCTTCAGAATTACGCGCTGCTTGAGAAAATTGCTGTTGTAGTTGTTCTTGCTGTTGTTCAGTAATTGCACCAATTTTTTTGACAACTTCAATTAAAGAATTTAATTGCTCCATAATTACTGAAATATTAGGATTTTGTTTTTCGCGTTCAACCTTTGGAGTTTCCATTTTAGGTTGAGCAAAAGTATCGCTTTCTTCTCTTCCTTGCTGCATAGCACCAGCAAACAAACCAAGCTTGCCTTTAATAAGACCGCCTTTTTTAAAATTCTCTTCCCCAAACCCATACGCGCCCAGCATACGCTCAGCAAAATTCTTTTTTAGTTTGTTCTTATCTCTTTTTTTCCTATAATCGTCACGTCTTTTCACCCTGCTTTCAAGTTTTTCCTTGTATTCAGGGCTATTACGATCCATTTTAGGTTTTTTAGGGCCAGATTTTTCAGCCAAGTGATATTATCCCTTTTTCATCTCTTCTTTTTCTTTTTCAAGATGTATTAATAACATATCTACATACAAATCTCTTTCATAAGGCATCAAATCTTCAACTTCAGTAATAGAATATTTGTGGTGCTGAACCAATGCAAACGTAGTTGTATAATAGTTTGTAAGAGTATTATGGCTCAGCCCCAGATAAAAAAATCACTTAACGTAGTAAGTTCAATTGTACGAACATTGCCGTTAGAATTGGTATATTCAAGCTTATGGTACATTTGCGGAAGATTTTCAAAAAAATCACGAATTTTATTAAATGTTTCAATATCAATACTATCAAGAAACTCATTAAGTTCTTCGTCTGTATGATCACTAGCAGGATATACACTATCTTCATCAAAAATCTGGTCAACACAACTCTTGATAAGATAATCAACTATATCACTAGTATTATCAGTTTCTGGAACATTATCAAGAATAGTGACTGATGGATACTTCATCTTAATACCAATGGTATCAGTGACCTTGATGATGTTTGAGATATCCTTTTCAATTTTAAGTTCGACTTCATCCAAGTCGATTTGAAAATCATATACTTTATCATCTTCGTTATCACGATAAGATACATCAATCACATTACTTACTGAACGTGAACGTAACTTAAGAAACATATATTCCAAATCAAATGTAGCCAAATCATCAACATTGAATTCATCAACAATACAATTGTTTAAAACTTGCTTGATTGCAAGGACAATATCTTTTTCGTTACCAGATTGTTGGGCAGTCAATAGAATTTTTTCTTCACGCACGACAAATGGACGTGCTCTTACTGACTTATTCATTGATGGTACAAATAGATCAAATAATGGTTTTTGTATTTTAGGTAATGTCATAATCTTTCCTCACTTTTAATTAAAAACTTCCACTAGCACCGCCACCGCCAAAGCTACCGCCGCCACCTTCAAATGGAGGTGGTAATTGTGTACCAATTCGAACCGATGGTGTTTTTGCTGGTAGTGATTGTTGAGTTCTCATTTTCGGTTCATTTTTTTGTTCCACAGGAGTGTCTGAACGATACGTAATAAAATAATCAGTATATGTAAACTGAACTGGCAATCTCAACATTTCATCAGTAATATTCCAATTCAAATCAAACCCCGGCAATGCCCTTGGATATGCTCTATAAAGAGTTGCCGTCATAGGACTATCGCCTCCTTCATCTGAGGTTCCAGTTTCGTTATATACGCTGATATTTATGTCAGTTGAATAATCATCCTTATAGCCAACTTCAAATGCGCCATCTTTAAATCTTGATTGCCCTTCACTACGAAGATTAATTACACTATTAATCCAATTAAAGAAGAATTTATGTATATCTGAATTTTTATCGACAATAAAGCTTAATGTAATATCTTCAAAAATTGGAGCAAAAGGAATGACTTCACCTGCACCATATCCTGCTCTTGGCGGCGCATCTAATGTAGTAAATGATACGCCGGGCCATTGAAGTGCTTCACAACGCAATATAACTTCTTTAGTTGATCTACCTTTTAATGTATTTGGTGGTCTAAAGTTGACCATAAACCTATTAGGTTTTATTATGCCGTTTTTATTAATTTCTGATCTGAAGTCCTTAATGTTATGCATTATCTGCCTCCTCCAGCAATCTTTCTTCTTGATTCAGCAAATACTTGTGTTTTAGTTGCTTTCTGGAATCTTTCGAGTGGTAGGAATAGAGCAACATCCCATTCTTCAGGCTGTATATAAAAGAATTGTGATTTCATCTGTGAGAAAAGATATTGCTTGACACAAGGCTCAAAGTATCTAAATTTTGCAGCACTTTGTAAAATTTGATAGTTAATACGAAGTTTTGTTGTTTCATCATAACGACTATTTGTTCTAGTTTGATACAAAGCATCCATTAGCTTAGCACGATATAGCAAAGGAAGATAATGGAGATTTATGCCCCAAAATCTATCCGATTGTACACGAAATGGAAATATCATTGGAAATCTATCCCAATATGGTAGATCATCCTTTGTCTTGGCATCATAGAAGTACATATACATATTGCCTGGTCTAATACGCCTAGTGAGACGATTGGTGTTTGAACGCATAAGACCTACTTCGCCACGATAGCGAGTATATTCCTGTGCAGCATCTCTGTACCATTTACGAGCAGCCTCAGTCTTCGCAGGAATCATCCCACGTCTTACGCCATCGTCCAATACTTTATCAAAAATGTTTGCCATTTAAATTCCTAAAAGGTCAGTCCTAATTCTTTTTCGGTTATGATCTGAAATTGCCATCCACGATCTTTACAGTATTCACGAGCCGCCTCCCACTTAGCGGAATTGACACCCCATGTTTGAACTTCAGTAATATAACGCTTTGTTGGTTTATTCTGAACAGTAGGTGGCTTTGTTTGAGCAAGAGGCTTGACTTCAATCAATATTTCTTCGATCTTACCTTGTTTATTCTTACGCTTCATATAAAAGTCCATAAAGTACCTATGATATCTATTATCAATAGGACTAACATAGGGTATTACAACCTCTTCAGAAGACCATTGTAAAACATCAGGATGACTATCAAGTCTTTGCATCACCATTAATTCCCAGCGCGAACGATAAATAATCTTAGTAGGGTCGCCTTTATATTTAGCTGGATTCTTTGGTTGAAACGGTCCTTTATATGCCATATTACTTCCATTTATTTTATTGACTTCTAAAAAAGTCATATAAATACATCATGAGTATATTTATCAAACATTTTTAAGGATTAGACAATGGCTTTCAATGTAAGCAATTTTGTCAAAAGCACATCAAAAAGTTTTACAGGACGTGTAGTTGACAACGCAACAACTACTGCTATTTCTGGTGGTGCACGTAATGCACAACTTATTGCTAAGAATACAGCACAGTCACTATTTAATATTGGTGCATCATTTGATAGTGTAGAAGCATTCTCAACACAAAAAACTGATACTATTCTATCAGGTTCATCAGATGAATACTTTGCAATTGCTGGCAAATCTCCATCAAGGGTTGCTGCTGGCGGTCTTCCTGCACTTCGCAGAACAGGGAATGAAAGTGCACAGTCTTATATGAATGATGCCAATCCACAGACTAAGGTTGCTAATGCAAAGAGCAACCAAGAATTTATTTCATTTACGGCGATATAAGATGGCAACAACAATTTCTCCTGATGACAATCCTCCAAAAGGTCCAAAAAACTCAATGCTTGGCAAATATTATTGCCGCCTGAGTATTGGTCCTTACTTAAGACCAACTCCATTTAGACCATCTAAATGGGACATAAAAACAATGATTAATTTACCATTACCAGATATTTTGCATGATGATACTTCTGTAAAATATAGTGGGGTTGAGTTAGATTCTGTTGGTGATTTTGTCAATGGAAATGTTGGTAGTGGATTTGCTGGTATTGCAGGAAGAAATGTTGGTGCGTTTGCATCAGGATTACTTAGTAAAGGTGCTGGCGCTGCTGTCGGCACGGCAGTAGAAGCAATGGGTGGAACTGCATCATTAGGAGATATATTAGGTGGAGCAGTTCAGCAAGGTGCAGAAAATGCTTTTCCTGCTGATAAAATTCAAACTGCATTTGAACAATTAGTTAAGGCTGCGCCAAACCCAAATCCATCTGTTGCTTTCCAAGGCCCAAATCTCCGTGAATTTCAATTAACATGGACATTTTTTCCAACAAGAGAAAATGAAAGTGCAAATATACAAACTATCATCAAGGTTCTTAAGCAAGCATCATTACCATCAAATAAAATAACTCAATCAGGCGCAATTCTTAACTATCCAGACATAGTACAAATAAATTTTTTCCCATGGGACGGAGTAAATCCATCTGGTGATTGGGGATGGGGTGAAAATGGCATTATCAAAATTAAAAAGTGCGTAATGAATAATGTGAGCGTAGATTATAATCCGTCAAATGCGCCTGGCTTCTTTAAAAATACTATGCCTGTTGCTATTAGAATTTCAATTGGATTTAGTGAAATTGAATATATGCTTTCAAGCGATTGGGGAAGTGATAGAAAAGGCGTTAATTTAATACAGGCAATTGGAGAAACTGTTGCTGATGTTGCGTCAGCATTTAGTATAGAAAAATTTAGTTCAAACACGGCTGGGTGGCAACTATAAATGAATTATTTTAACAAAATTCCAACAATCATTTACAATGGTCAGGTAGCAAAGAACTTGCTAGCTCGTGCAAAGCTATCTAATAGTACTATGAAAAATAAGACAGCGTTTTATCCATATATCATGGATGAAACTGATCGTGCTGATACGCTATCTCATCATTATTATGATAGTCCTAATTACACATGGCTGATATGGATGTCAAATAATACAATCGATCCATATTATTCAATGACTATGACTGAAGAAAACTTTAATAATTATATAATCAATAAGTACGGCAGCACTGCAAAGGCAATGAGAAAGATTGTCTATTATAGAACTATATACAATAGCGATACACGCATCAGCGTTTCGGCATATAATTCATTAATTCCTCGTTTTATGAAATATTATGATCCAATTTTAGATATTAATGGAAATGTAAATCAATATAAAATAAAAGCTGACCCAGATATCACAAACACAAATAAAATTGTGACAATGACTTTGGCAACTGTCAATGGAAACTTTACAGTTGGAGAAGAAATTCAAGTAAATGGCACTAACTATGCATTTGTCACACTTGTCGATGGCACAACAGTTACTTGTCAGCATGTCAATGGATCATTTCAAGTTGGAAATACAATTACTGGTCAGGATAGCGGCGCATATGGCAGGGTTGCTTCGGTAAATACTCTTGTAGAAACAATTGCATTTACTGATTCTGCCTATTGGGAGGCAATTACATATTATGATTATGAACGTGAAATAAATGAAGGTAAAAAACAAATTAAGTTGCTCGATTCTCGTTATAAGGGTCAAGCGGAATCAGAACTTAAAAGATTGATGAGTATTAATTAATGAGTTTTATTAAAGACGTATTTCAGGGCGTTGAAGATATTATGCGAAGTAGTATAGCTGCTTCACAGCCTATTATTGTAGACAAAGGCGCTGATGTTGATGTTGTCGCTGGAGATATTAAAATTATTGATATTACTTTGTCTAGTAAAGATCATCAGCGTAAAGAAACGTTAATTGGTGTATGTACAAGTATTGATATTTTTGAAAGCATTCATGTTCCGGGCATTTTCTGTGAAATAAACATTGCAGACAGTAGACGCATTTATCAAGACTTTCCTATCATATTAGAAGAAATTATAACACTTTCATTTGAGACTCCAAACAATCCTGGTAATCCTACGCAGTATGTTTTTCATGTTAATGAAGTAAAAAACAGAGTTCCTAATGAAAACCAAAAAACAATGACTTGCACACTTCAATGTATAAGCGTTGAATTAGTAACCAATGCAGACGTATTTGTTGATAAGGATTTCAATGATAATATTTCAAATATTGTAAAGAATATTATGGATGAGAAGATTGGAACAAAGAAGAAGGTCGAAATTGATAAAACGGTGGGGGTTGATGAATATCCTGTTTTTAATCTTGAACCATTCAAAGCAATTCACTCATTTTTAGAGTATTCAATATCTGATAGATATCTATCTCATGCATATGTATTCTTTGAAAACAGACATGGCTATCACTTTACCACATATGAAAAGCTAATTGAACAGGGAAGAAAGCAACTGTCTCAAGGTCTTTCAGACAAAGAATTCTTTTATGACACTGCAAGAAAAGAACGAATTGAAGATGTGAATATTCGTAATATTATTGCATATAATCAAGTTGGACAAGCCACTGCTATCTCTAAAAGAACTGGTGGTTCTTTTTCTGGCACTGCAACAACTGTTGATATGCAATCCGCTGGGCAAAAACAAGCAGTATATGTTGCAAATATTGGCAATGATAAATTCCAAAAGATGGATGAAAATGGTGCAGCGCCAAACAGCACAAGCGAAGTTCGTGCGGCTGGTAAGACTAAACGCCCAACTACATTCAATCTATTACCAATTTTTTCAAAACGCTCTAAAACACCTCTGACAGAAGCATTTGCATCACGACAAGCTTTTTTACAATATTTAACACAGAATATTACTCAAATTCATATCTATGGTGACAGCGAACTTACTGTTGGTGACATGATCAAATGTACATTTCCATCTTCCTCAAGTTTTGATGACCAGACAGGTGTGTCCCGACTTGATAGTGGTAATTATTTAATTACTAGATTAAGACATATTATTTTAATGGGTGATAGACCACAGCATACCATGTCACTTGAAATTGTTAAAAATGATTTATTGGAGACTGCATAATGTTTAAAATGGGACAATCTGGTTTTTATTGGTTTGTTGGCGTTGTAGAAGATAATACAACAGATACGATGAAGCTTGGTGGTGTTAAGGTACGTGCCTTTGGTATTCATGAGGATTTAGCTACTGAGAGGCTTCCTGATGCTATTGTAATGATGCCTACAACTAGTGGTGGCGTTAAAGGAATTGGCGATACGCCTGGCTTGCTAGCAGGTTCATTTGTATTTGGTTTCTTTATGGATGGTGCTGCAAAGAAGTATCCAATGATTTTGGGCACAATTCCTTATTTGCCAGGGGAGGATGAGAACCAAAATTCTGTGCCATTTCTTGCTAGAGAAAAACAGACTGTTGTCAATAATAAAATTGGTAATGAACCAGAATCATCTTATGCTGCCAAATATCCATACAATAGAGCAATTGTTACTCGTTCTGGGCATATTATTGAAATCGATGATACCCCAGATAATGAAAGACTTCATATTCGTCATAACAAGGGTTCATATGTCGAAATAAATAAAGATGGACGTATGATTATTAAAAGTGTTGATGATAGCTTTGAAATTGTCGGTAAGAATAAAAACATACATATCGAAGGCAATGCAAACATTCAGGTAAAAGGCAATTTAAATTCTATTGTACAAGGCACAACAAAGATTACTGGCGAAGGTGATATTCTATTAGGTTCTGCTGGAAAGATTAGTATCAATGGTGCTCTTGGCGTGAATATTAATTCTGGCACAAGTATCAATATTAAATCACCCGGCGGTCTTATTCAGACTGAAGGAAGCTTTACTACCATTGGTACTGTATCAATGGCTACTGGAGTTACACAAACATTTTCAACGCCTTCTGGTAAAACAGTACATGTCAATAAGGGCGTAGTAACAAAAATTGGTTAAGGATTGAATATGGCAAGTATGCCACCACAAACAGGCGCTGGACCATCATCACTTCTCAATGACTTAGGGTCTATTGGGTCAGTTGCACCTATTGCAACTGTTAATGAAGTAAATCTTGAAGCATTAATTGCTCAAATAGAAGTGCCAAAGTTGCCGCCACCAACTATTGATGATTTTCCTAATCCATGTGCAGATAAAATTAATAACAAGATTGAAATCAATCAAGAAGATACGTTGGTTGTTAATACAAAACGTATTAAAGAACTAACACAACAGATTAGATCAACTGTTGATTGTGATGCTCTTAAACTTATTGTCAAGCAACATTTAGATGATATTAAAAAAGCTGCAAAGGCAGCGGTTAAAGAACAATTAGAACTTTTAAAACAATATTTACCTATTACATCATTGCCAAGTCCTACGCCTTGGGGTATTGTCAAGTGGTTGGGTAGGTTTGTTACTGGTACAGTCATTCCACAGCTTGAAGCCTTTATCAAATATACAGTAGAAATACTTGGATTAATTAAAGCAGTCACTGAACTAATTAAAGCAGTTGAAGAAGTAATACCTAGACTAAAGGCATGTGCTATACAGATTTACCAAGAAACTAAGGCAGACCTTAAGAATGAAATTAATCAAGCTGTAAAAACACTTGAAAAAAAGATTTCTGGAGCTATTGCAAAATTCATTTGTCAGGGTATTGGTGCTTCTGGAATTCAGGCTCTTGGAGATGCTGTTACTGCTTTTAATTTAGTTGAAGATACTCTGAAGGCCGCTAAAGAATTAAAGAATACACTCGTTGGTGATGCTAATAATAGCCTTGGACAGATTTCTCAGGCACAGACACAAATGCAGGGCATCACAGGCATACCACCTGCGATTGCTACTGATAGCCTAGAGAACTTTGAAGCAAGTGTTAACAGTGGTGCATTTGAAACCTATAAAGCTCAGAACGAAGAGTTTGTTAATACTCTTCCACCAGTGAATGATGAATTACCAGTTGCTTCAGGTTATGCTATTGTTGGTAATACTGTAACCTGCAACACAGGCGTATGGACAAGCAATGCTGCTATGACATACAGTGCTCAGTGGTATCGTGAAGGCAATCCAATCTACAATGCCAACTCATTCACTTATTCACCATCTATTGATGACATTGATCTTAATATCTATTGTCAGGTGGTTGGTGAGAATAAGGCTGGTTATATTGAAGTCAAGTCAAATGAGGTTGGTCCTGTTGTTTATAGCGTTCCTGCTGCTAATTTACCAGTTATCTCTGGTTCGCTATCAGTTGGTAGCACATTACAATGTTCAACAGGCGTATGGACAGGTTTTACTCCCACCAAATATGATTATCAGTGGTTCAGAGGAACTGATATGGTATCATCATCTAACAATTCATATGTAATAACGTATAGTGATATTGGAAGACAAATTAAATGTAAAGTAATTGCTTCGTCTGCTCGTTACACACTGGCGATTGATTCTGATCCAGTAACAATTCCATAAAGAGAGAACAAATGGTTAAAACACCAGATAGATTTGCATCAATGAATAGAGAAAGTCAAACATATAGTGACTTTCTTACTGATCTAAATCCACATCCTGTTTCGGGAGATATTGTTAAGTATACTAATGAGAATGCAGTTATTCGTTCTATTCGCAATCTTTTACTTACTAATAAGTTTGATCGTCTATATCAACCAACTATTGGCACTAACATTTACAAAATGTTGTTTGAGCCGATCAGTTCAGAAACTTCACAAAATATTTCTATATTTGTACAAGAAACAATTAAAAATTTTGAGCCACGTGCAAAAGTTATTTCAGTAAACGTCATATCAGATGAAGAAAATCATCGTTATATCGTAAGCATCGTAGTGATGGTTATAAATAAACAAGACCCAATTTCATTTAATATTGCACTCGACAGGATCAGGTAATGTCAGCTAATTCTTCAATTGTTCTATCAAGTCTTGACTTTGATACGATCAAGAATACGTTCAAATCGTATCTAAAAACACAGGATAGATTTAAAGATTATGATTTTGATGGCAGCAACATGTCTGTTCTGCTTGATATTTTATCATATAATACATTTCACAATGCCTTTTATCTAAACATGATTGGCAGTGAGATGTTTCTTGATTCTGCTCAGCTTCGTGATAGCGTAGTATCTCATGCCAAAGAACTTAATTACACTCCACGTTCTTTCACATCTGCACAAGCTAATGTAAATGTTAGTGTTATTAGTGATGTAATTAATAAGCGTTCAGTGGTCATTCCAAAAGGTTATACATTCACTTCACGTTTTGGACCTAAAAACTTTGTATTTTCTACTGCTGAAAATATCATTATTTCCAATTATACACAGAATGCTGATCGCACACAATTAACTTTTACGGGCACTAATATTCCTATCTATGAAGGATATTATGTAGCAGACAACTATACATATTCATCAGACAATCCACAACGTTTTATTATATCTAATAAGAATGTTGATATATCATCTATTACTGTTACTGTAATTGAAGATGTTGGCGCAACAATTCTAGTATATAATAGAGCACAATCATTATTTGATCTTAACTCTTCTTCACAAGTATTCTTTGTACAAGGTGCAGAAAATGACAGTTATGAAATAGTATTTGGTGATGGTATAAATGGTAGAATGCCAAAGAACAATTCAGTAATTACTGTTGAGTATCGTGTATCTAATGGCGAACTACCTAATGGGTGTAATACATTCACACCTGATACAACAATTGATGATGAAACAAAAATTACGGTGACTACTAATCAGAGTGCTTCTGGCGGTGCAGTAAGTGAAAATCTTGAATCAATTAAATATAATGCTCCACGACACTTTAATACACAAGAACGTGCAATTACTACTGAAGACTATGAAACATTACTGAAGATTAATTTTCCTGAAGTCAATGCTGTTACTGCATATGGAGGAGAAAACCTTACTCCACCACAATTTGGTAAAGTATTTGTTGCTGTTGACCTTAAGGAAGTTGATCGTCTACCACAGGTAAAAATAGATCAGTATTATAACTTCTTAAAACCACGTTCACCCGTTTCTATTGATCCAGTATTTGTCGATCCTGAATACACATACATTCAGGTTAAATCAAATGTCAATTATAACGTAAATATTACTCGTCTGACAACAGAAGATATTAAGACAATCACAAAGTCAGCTATCATTGATTATGCTTTACAAAATCTGAATAACTTTAATCGCATTTTCCGTTATTCTAAACTAGTACATTCGATTGATAGTTCTCAGGCATCAATTATTTCTAATGACACTGATATCAATGTTATTAAATTAATCATACCAAATACTGGAACTTCATTGACATTTGATGTCAATTTCCGCATTCCGTTGGGGATCATTTATAGCGCAGACGGAAGAGGGTATTCAATTTCTTCAAGCGTATTTAACTATCGAAATAATAAGGTCATTCTTAAAGATGATGGCATTAGTGCTATTCAAGTATATTCAGCTTCATCTGGACAGTTTATTGATACTGTCGGAAAGATTGATTATACTACGGGATTATTACAGTTTTCTAATTTTAAAATAGATTCTTATGATGGTTCTGGTATTAAAATCTATGCGTCACCAAAGCACAAAGATATTTCAACCATAAATAATGTTATTCTAAATATCATTGAAGAAGACATTGAAGTAAACGCAGTCGCTGTTAGGGCATAATGAATGCAAGATATTGAACAAAAGATATCCCCATTAATTGAGAGTATGTTTCCATCCTTTTATAAGGATGAGGGACAGAATTTTATTGCATTTGTTAAAGCTTATTATGAATGGCTAGAAACTAATCATCAACTTCTTCAGTTAGAAGACATGGCCAATTTTAATGTTGGTGATGTTGTTACACAAGATAATGTTACTGGTACAGTTGTTGCTTATGTTGGGGCTGATATTCTTGTCAAGGTTGATGGGCTAGAAACTTTTAAATGCTTTAATATTTGCTCAGAACTTATTCCAATAACAAGTTCAAGCGGTGGAAATACATATATTCTAAGGGGCGGTGCAACTAAGAGATTGGGCAATATCTTCTTGTCACGCAATCTATCAAATATTCGTGATATTGATACCACACTTGATCTATTCATCACTCAATTCAAAGAAAAATATTTAAAAAATATTGAATTTGATACTCAATCAAATAAACGTATGTTGGTCAAGAACTCTCTTGATCTATATCGTTCTAAGGGCACTTCTCGCTCAATTGATCTATTCTTTCGTCTAGTATATGGATATAATAGTCAGGTAGTTTACCCTGGTGATAATCTATTCAAGCCATCTGAAAGCAAATGGGTAAAGCCACAATATTTGGAAATTACTGGTAGTAATCCACAGAGAGCGGTAACACTTGTCGGTACATTAGTCAGAGGCATTACTTCTGGCGCTGAAGCATTTGTTGAACGATATATCAAAAGAAAAGTCAATAACGGGTTTGTTCACATTCTCTATCTGTCAAATGTTCAGGGTGAATTTGAAAATCGTGAAACAATATATCGTAAGAGTGAAACTCCTTTTTCTGATTCTCCACGTGTTTTAGGGTCATTAACTTCTGTCGATGTTATTACAGGGTCAAAAGAGTTTGCTGTTGGTGATATTGTATCATTCGTAACAGAAACTGGTGACTATGGACAGGCACGTGTTGCTTCAGTTTTTGATGATGAACGTGGTGTTGTTGAATTTATTCTACTAGAAGGTGGATATGGTTATTCTGTATCACATGAGATTACTGGCGATGAGGCATTAAACAGAACACAATCTCTAATCACAGATAATACAATTTTAGTTTCTAATGTAACAACATCAAACTCAGTCGGTGATATTATAATCACCAATCAGGGTCGTTTTTATAGTAACAATGATTTTATTATAATCAAATCTACATATGGTTATGCTAAATTTAGACCTATTACAGATGCTGGGGGAAGAGTCACAACGACCGCTCTGATGTTTCAGAGTGGCGGATTTTTTGGCAATAATTATAATATTGAATTTAATTCAGAACGTGGAGTTAGGGCTTCTTTAACCCCATTATTCAAAGAATCATACATAAGCGGATATTATAAAGTATTTGAAGACCTAAAGCAAAATCGTGCTACTATTGAATATACTGGTATTGCTGATGGATCACAATTTGCTGTTGGGGATGTAATAAGCATTGTCAGTAGCACTAATAATTTACTTGCTTTTGGTGAAATTATTGAAAATCGTGTAAATGTCTATAGTAATGGACAGATTGTCATGGTAGTATCTAATAACCATACTACATCTGTTGGTAATAAAATTCGTCAAACTAATAACCCATCAATAGTAGCTACTGTTTCACAGTCACAGGATACTTCTGCTTCGGGGTCGGTGCTTGATATTTCTGGTATCGCTACCATGAATATTAGTAATATTTTGGGTATTATTAATAATTATGATGAAATATATCAGCTTAATAATGAAGGGATTGAAATTGGCCGAGCAAAAATTACACGAATTGATTTAAATACTACTAATGGAATTCTGGGATTATCCAATATGTCAGGATTTTTTAAGAATGGTATGCCATTAAGTGTAGTGAATAAACCAGAAACTTCTGCTATTGTTACAAATGTAAGTTTTTTTGTATCTGTATACGATACACAAAATAAATATAATGTCTCTAAACTTTCAAAACTCGTTGGAAGTCAGACAGGCACTATTTCTGATATAGTCTCTATTTCTAGTGGAAGTGGCGCTTCATTTAAAATTGGCAGTATCACAGAAGCAGAAACAATTCAAATAAATTCTAATTTAATTGGAAGCAATAATTATCCTATTGCTGGAGCTAATCAATCATTTTCTTCAATTCAGTTAAATTCACAAAATTTTGGTTTTAAACAAAAACCAAGCGGAAATGTATCATCATCAATTTTTTCATGCATGAGTTTTGCCAATCTTTCTATTGGTACTATTAGCACATTATCTGATATTAACCCTGGCCTTAATTATGCTACTCCTCCTGTTGTAAGAGCATATCAGCCATATATTGCTAATTATAATTATAAAGATTATATTTTTACCGTAAAAGATGCTACCAATCCATATATTGTTGGTGAGCAAGTACAACAATCAATTCCCGATTTACGTTATAATATAGAAGTTATAAATCCACAAGTTTTTAGAGTTGGGGAAAAAATATTTCAATTTATATCAGGTGCTGTTGGTACTGTATATTCAGTTAATTATCCCACATCAAATGTCATTGTTGTTAATCAGGCATCAAATGGAGCATTTAATGTTGCGTCTGGAGGTGCTCTATATAGCTATAGTTCACCAACAAGCACGACACGAGTATTAAATGTTGCATCTATTACAGTCCCAACTGTTGCCAAAGGATTGGTATTTGGAGTAAGTGCTAACACAATTTATGTTAAAAGACAGCAATTTAATAATAAATTTGAATTAAATAAAACCTTGACAGGAAAATCATCTGGCGTGACTTCAACTTTAATTGAGGTCCAAGAATTTGATGATAGCTCCCAAATAGGATTCAATTCAAAAATCGACGGCTCTACCTTTAGCGCAAAAGGAGTTGTAACGGCATTACAAGTGGTAGATTCTGGCTATGGATATTCCAATAATCAGACGCTAATTTTTACCTCTGAGGATGGAATACGATCAGGCACTGCACGTGCTATTGTCAAAGGCGCTGGTACTGGTAGTGGATATTACAAGACTTCTAAAGGGTTTCTAAGCAACATATCAAAAATTCATGATGGTGATTATTATCAGGAATACTCATATGATATCATGTCAAGATTACCGATAGACAAATATGCTGATATGTTTAAAAAGGTTATGCATACTGCTGGTACTCGTTTCTTTGGTACAGTCGTTATTGATACTGTTTCAAATGCTAGTGTTAAAATCGCAAATTCATCAGTTGAAATTCTACCAGTATCACCATTGACTATTCAAGATCGTAAAAATATCTATGTTCAGGATCGTAGTCCTTCATATAGTCCTTCATATATAGAAATTAGAGATTAATTACACTAATAAATACCTTATAACCAATACAAGAGACATAAATATAAGTTATGATCACAAAACAAATTGTTACAAAAAAACTCAATGTCGAAACCTCTGAAACGTTTGTACGTAGTATACAAAGCGGGTCGAGTTATTATGTCTTTGCAGCAAGACATACTCCTTATGAAAATGGGGATGTCATCATTCCTATGCCATCTGACACAACAAAAGAACAGATTAATATCTATAATGATATGATTTTTGGTAAAAAAGTCAAGTACAATGATGTGACTAATATGATTCGTCGTTATGATTGGATGGTTGATACTGTCTATGATATGTATGATGACGATGATGCTAATCTAATAGACAAAAAATTCTATGTAGCTGTCAATTCTGGCACATATACTTATGTATATAAATGTTTGTTCAATAATAATGGCGCTAAATCAACTGTAGAACCATATGGAACAGATACTGATGCATTTGAAACTCCTAATGATGGTTATATTTGGAAATACATGTTCTCTGTTGATGAATATACCATGAATAAGTTTTCAACAATTGATTATATGCCTGTAGTCATTGACAGTAAAGTTACTGCTAGTGCAAAGTCAGGAGCAATTGATGTCATCAGCATTACTGATGCTGGTAAAGGTTATGATAATTATATCCCTGAAGGTGAGTTTGAAAGTGTTCGTATTGGTGAAAATACTCTACTATATGGAATTGGTTTGAGCGCATCCAGCCTTAATAATTTCTATAATGGATGTATCATTAAAATTACATCTGGTGAAGCAAATGGCCAATATAGAGTTATTACAAACTATCAGATTGATGTTGAAAATAATAAAAAGATTATTACTTTAGAAAATAGCTTTAACGGCACTGTTAAAGTTGGTGATACATATGAAATTTATCCAAATGTATTCATTTATGACACAAGTGGCACAAAGATCACTGACTGTTATGCTCGTGCGATTATTGACCCTACTAGTGGCAACTCTATTGGTAAGGTAGAAATACTTAATTCTGGTTCAGGGTATCGTTCGGCTATTGCTATTATTCAGGTTAATGATATTGTTCCTGTTACCATTGAGGCATCTTTGAGGACTATTCTTTCACCTGAAGGCGGTCATGGTATAAGTATAAACAATGAACTATTTGCTAAGTATGTGGGAATTAATACATATTTTATTGGTGATGAAATACCTTTATCAATTGCTAATGATTATAGAACAATTGGTTTAATTAAAGACCCATTATTTGCGAATGTATCTATTCTTCTTGATATGACAAAAACTGTCGGACAATTTATTATTGGTGAAAATGTTTATCGCTATAAACCAATTAAATTAGCAGGAACTGTAAATGTAGCTGCTAATAATCTTGTTTATTCTTCAGGAGTAAACTTTGAAGAAGCACTGAGAACAAATGATCAAATTATTATCAATGATGGTTCATCTAACTTCTTTGCTACTATTTCTTCAATTTCTTCTAATAGCATAATGACGGTCAGTTCATCTTCAAACTTTACTGGGTCTAATTGCTCTATTACTTTAGCAGAAACTGAATTATATGGAAAAGTTTCTTCATATTCATTTAATAGTTTGAATTTAACAAATGTATTAGCAAAAAATCTAAGTATTGGTTCAAATATTATTGGTCAAGATTCATTTTGCACAGCGGCAGCTAATACTATAGCACGTCCATTCGTATTCATCAACGAAAGAGATGCAGATGAGTTTAGTGGATTTAATCAACTAACCAAGTTTGTTGGTAGTGTGAGTAAGGCTGGGTTCATTGATGATGAAATAATTGCACAAGAAGCGGTTACTGGATTTGCTCAGCCACAAGCAAGCTTCCATTCTATTATTGATAGTATTGGTGGTCTAGATGATACAATGTATGTTACTAACGTAAAGAACTCATTCCTTACTGCTAGTTATGGAAGTGACGGCACAATTAAAGGTCTTACTTCAAATTCATACTTTATTGTATCAAATAAATACGATGGAGAATTGATCACAGACAGTGGAGAAATCCTTTATCTGGAAAACCTAAATCCAATTACACGTAAAGCTAATCAGACAGAAGTTGTCAAACTTGTACTAGAATTTTAAGCGGAGTCTTTAATTAAATGTCTATTCAAACAGACTTAAGTGTGTCACCATATTTTGACGATTACAGCGAGACAAAGGATTTCTATAAAATTCTTTTCCGCCCAGGCGTGTCTGTTCAGGCTCGTGAACTAAATCAGCTTCAGACACTCCTACAAAAGCAGATCGAACGCTTCGGTGACAATATCTTCAAAGCTGGTACAATTGTTGATGGGTGTGATATCATCTTCAATAATAATTTTCAGTTTGTTAAGATTAAGGATGCTGAAACTGATCAAACTCCTGTCGTAGTTTCAAAATACAAAGGATACAACGTAAAAAATTCCGCAGACGTTGTTCCTCTTGTGGGTACAGTTGTTACTGCTGTTGCTGGTTATGAATCTCAATCACCAGACCTCAATACACTATACATTCGCTATGTAAATTCAGGTTTTAAATCTGATGGCATGGGCGGTACTGTTGAACAACTTAAGTTCAATCCAGATGAAGTTCTGACTGTTTATGATTCAGATAATGTAATTGAAAAAATTATAGTTAATGATGGCGCACAAGGGTTTTCAACAAGTGATAGTATTGCCATTGTTAGTGCTATTGCTATTCAGAATAGCACATTTGGCACAACATTTACAAATAATTTCTATGTAGGTGATTATGTCACTAACGGCACTGCAAACTGTCAGATTATTGCTATTGATACAACAACAAACAACCAAGCGGTCATTCTAAAGATTAAACCAAAAGCATCTGATCTTGCAGCAGGTGATTCTGCCAAATGGACATTTGGTTCTGGAAACATAGTACAGACAACTAATCCAACTCCATCAAGCCTTGCTACTATTACTGAGGTTATTGGTAATGGTGCACGTGCATCTCTTGTTCTTGGTCCTTTAGGAATTATCAAGAGTGTGAACGTAACACAGAAGGGCAGTGGTTATTACATTCAACCTTATGTTGCCGTTTCATCAACTACAGCACCTCAAAATCAAATTTCAATTGCCAATTTTACAGCACAGAATTATCTAACAAATATTACTATTGCTGGCGCTGGTGAAATACCTGTTGGTTCTGGTTATGCTATAACTGTTGGTGAAGGTGTTATCTATCAGAAGGGCTATTTCTCACGTGTTGCGCCTGAATTGGTTATCGTTGAAAAATACTCAAATGCGCCTGATGGTGTTTCGGTTGGTTTTGAAACTAATGAAGCAATCATTAATTCTAATCAAGATACTTCGCTGCTTGACAATGCAACTGGTGCGCCTAACTATAGTGCGCCGGGTGCTAATCGTCTGCAACTAACTCCTAAGCTTGTCACATTGACAAAGGCTGAAGCTGACTTACGTGAAGATTTTCTATACATTGCAGAATTTAGTGGTGGAGAACCATATAAGCAAAATCGTCAGACAGTATATAACAAGATTGGTAACTATATTGCTCAACGTCAATATGAGACATCTGGCAACTATGTAATTGATAAATTCTTATTAAATACTAAGTCTCCTACTAATTTTGCTTCAGAAGCATCACAATTTAGTGTGTTTATTGACCCCGGCGTTGCTTATATCAATGGTAAGCGTGTATCAACAAATAATAACTATGAAATTGGTGTAGATAAAGGTACTGATTACTATGCAGCTAATCCTGCAAATATCTCACTTAACTATGGCAACTATGTTACTGTTAAAGAATATGGGGGAAGTTTCCAGTTTAATTATGGCGATCTTGTAACTCTGCATACCACTGCATATCAATATTATACTGCTGGTCTTGCTGGTTCAACTCCTTCTGCACCATCAGCATCAGTTGGTACTGCACGTATTCGTTCGGTTGTTTATGATTCTGGAACTATTGGCAGTGCTTCTGGTTCATATAGAATTTATCTATTTGATATCAATCTATCTGTCGGCACAAACTTCTCATCACTTCGTTCAATCTTTTATAATGGAACAAATAAGGGAATTGCCGACATCGTTTTAGAGAATGGCAATGCCGTTCTAAAGGACAATGATATTTCTTCACTTATCTTCTATGCTGGTAATCCAGCGGTGAAGAAGGCAAATAACATTTCATATATCTATCGCACTGTTAATAACTTTAATCTTGCTACAACTGGTCAGATGACCATTTCACTTGCAGATGGTGTTTTTCCTTATACTGGATCACTTAATAGTGTGCAAGAAAAAGAAGTAATTATTACTCCACTTGCAACATTTAAGAATACTACTGATCTTACTGGTAGTGTCACATCATTGACTACATCAACTTTTGTCAATGGCACTTCTACCAATTTTGTAAATCAAATTCGTGCTGGAGACTTCTTGACCGTAAGTACTGGTTATCTTGGTCAAGTTAGTTACGTTGCAAATTCAACCCAGCTTGTTTTAGTATCAAATGCTGCTACTGCTATTACAACTGGCACATATAGCTTAATGTTCCCTAAAAATGTTCCAATTTCGTTTGATCGTACTGATAGAACAATGGTTGTCGATGCAACAAATAAGCTTCTAACAGTCACAATGAATATGACAACAAATGTTGCAGTTCAAGCATCTGTCTCATATAATGTTAGGCAGAATGCAACTGCTGTTGCTAAGACTGTTAATAAAGATAAGTATGTTCGTATTAATACGGCCACAAACGTTAGTGCAAACAGTGGACCATGGGCACTTGGAGTTCCTGATGTTTATCGCCTGAATAAGGTGTATAAAGGAAAAAATCCAATTTTTACTCCAACTGACGCTAATGTTGAAGATGTAACACAGCATTTCTATGTTGATCATAATCAAAATGAAGACTTTTACGGCATTTCATACCTTGTAAAAAAACCAAATTCAAGTTTGGTAATTGACATCAATGATTTTCTTCTAGCTTCTATTAATTACTTCTCAGTGACAAGTGAAGGTGTAAAAGTTGGAGGAGATTCTGGTACATACTTTATTAATGATGCTCTTTCTTTGAACGGTTCGACAACAACAATAAATACTCTTGAAATTCCTGAAGTATATGGCAATAGAGGAACATATTATGATCTTCGTGATCAGTTTGATTTCCGTCCATATTCAGTTAAAACTGCAACTCCAACTGTACTTCCAGCTTCAGCTCCAGTCAATCCACTAGAACAGACTGCTGGTTTACGTTTTTCAAATACAACAAACAAGTTTTTTCCTGCGCCAGATTCTCAGTTAACTTCTATTGTTGAATACTATCAAGGTCGTATTGATCGTGTTGTAATTGACGAAACAAACGCATTTCACGTTATTAAAGGTCAAGCTGGTACTAATATTGAGCCATCACAGCCAGATAATGCACTTACTGTCAATCTTCTAAAGGTTCCACCGTATCCTTCAGTTCCATATCAGTTATCACCAGAAACTGTTGCGATAGTAGATACAAAAATTGCAAATGAAAAATATTCTTCTAATCGTCTTGAAAACTACAGAATTAAGACTACCTTAACTGCGGTTGATAACCTGATTACACAGCCACGTGGTTATACCATGGAGCAAATTGGTAAGCTTGAAAAAAGAATTCAAGACCTAGAATATTATACTTCACTAACTCTTACTGAGGCGCTTGCTCAAAAGCGTGTAATTCCTAGTTTTGATGGCACTGATCGTTTCAAATTCGGTTTCTTTGTCGATGGGTTTGAAGACTATAAATATTCCGATCTTTCAAATCCTGCATATAGAGCAACTATTGTTGATGGATATCTATCGCCACCTCTAGATGAAATTAATATTATTACACAAACACCTGATTCAACTCTAGAACTTCCATATAATGAAATTGTATTTACTGCTCAGACACGTGCAACTGATGGTCCTGTAGTAGCAGTTCCTCCAGTTCCAACTGTAACACAGAGAATTGTCGGAGTGGTACAGAACGAACGTAACCGTGCAAATAGTGATAAATCACCATATGTTTATGAAGAATTCTTTTATACCTTCTCTTCATTAACTGGTCCTGTAGAGTTTTATATCAATTCACGTGATAATAATATTGCTGCTGAATTCTTCCAGAGTAAGACTTCAGATGGTCCATGGTTATCTGTAAAATCATCATTTAATGCCGCTGCAATTACCAGCACAGATATCATAAATCGTCAGCTAAGCCTAAATGGTAATAGAAATATTGAGCATCTAGGTTATCTGGAAAGAAAGAATTATGGACCAGTTGGCGGGTTTATTGAAGATCAATTTAAGGTATTGTTCACACATGATCCTACTAAGGGACAATATTATAAGGTAAGAATATATAAAGGACGAAATCATGGCGGTTTCTTTGGTGGACAAGGTGCTTCTGGTACATTTGGTTATAAGCTAGTATATCCATCAGATACTGAGATTAATCTTCTATTGCGTGAACCATATATAAATTATATTCAGTCGCAATCAGGTTATCTTGGACATGGCTATGTGTTGCCATAATATTCATATTATTTTCTATAAAGGTTAAGTTAGAGCAATGGCTATTAATATTTTAAACTCACTGTATTATTATAACAACTTAGGTGCCTATGGTATTCCTAAGTTGTTTCCTACAAAATTTATTAACTCTAACTATATCCTTGCTGAACAAGCAATTCAGACCACATTATATGGGTTAAAACCCGGCGCTATTCATAAAGTATATCTTGAAGGCGTAGATGTTACTGATATTTGTAAACAGGATAGCCGTCTATTGGGCGAAGGGCTTCTGTCAAATCTATTTGGCATGATTACATTTACCTTCTACTTTTCGCCATCGATCATTCCAACAACTGATATAGAAAAATCAGCAGCAATTGCTTCATTAATTGCTGGACCAAAAACGCTTACAATAAAAACATCAGATCAATCTTCTATTGCAACTGTTGACATCGTACTTCCTTTATATGTGCGTGAAGCAATGGATTTATACTTCAAGAAGACCCCTGTTGCTGGTCAGGTAGCTTTGCAGAATACTCCTATTGCAACTTCTACGTCAACATCTACCTCAATGTCAGATTACTTTACTACACCAGAATATAATGTAATCCAAACATTCTATGCTGATCCTGATGTTGTAGGTAAGTCAAGTCAAGTATCAATTACATCAATTGATCTTTATGTCAAGGCAAAGCCAAACCCAACAAAAAATATTTCAGGAAATCCAAAACCTGGGGTCACTATAAAAATTTGTGATGTTGAAAATGATGAACCAGTTCTTTCAAAGTGCTATATTTCATCAATATCAAGAAAAGAATATGATGAAATATATGCGTTTGGCGATGCTTCTACTCCTGTAACATTTGGTTTCAATAAGCCAATTAAGCTTACTACAGGTAAATTTTATGGTATTGTTATTTCATGTGATGATCCTTCATATGAATTCTGGGTAAATAAGACAGGTGATAAGCTTGTTGGTACTAATAATCCTTCACCGGGTAGTAATATTGTCAAGGACGGCAAGATTTATCTTAAGAATAATTCAAATGTGTTCAAATCATTATCTGATACTGATCTTAAATTTAAGGTAAATGCTGCTAAGTATACTGAAACTCAAACCACCAAGACATTTGTTAATGCTAATTATGAATTCTTCACAATAAGTGGTCGTACAGGCAACTTTATTGGTGGTGAATGGGCATATAAAAATGGAACATTCAATAGTGGGCTTATATCAGTGGTCAGAGGCTCAAATATTATTAAGGGCACTGGAACAACCTTTACTACATTTGTAGAGGGTGATCCTATTGTTGTTTTTGGTGATGGGACCAAGAAAGAAGTTGTTTTTGTTAAATCTGTATCAAACAATACAATTATGACAACAAAAAATCCAGTTCCATTTACAAATGTCAATGCTAGTTATCTCAATACAGTTGTTGGTAAAGTATATTATAAGGATGAGTTGAATAACAAGCTTTATTTGAATTATTCAACAGCAAATACTTCATACTTTGATGTGGCCAGTACGCTTGTAGGAATTGATTCAAATGCATCAGCTACTATTAGTTCTATTGACGCACTTTCTATTGACAGAATTAAAATGAAGGGCGACATCAAAACATCTGCGGCTGGTAAGGTCGATATCAACTTTTCGGCTGCTGCTAAATCTGGCGACACATATAGCTTCTCAAATAATGAGGAAAGAGTTGAAATTAATGATGTCCGTGTAAAGAATCTTACTAAATATGATGCACATATTCTTTCACGCTCACAAGAAATTTTTAATAATAATCTATACAGCAATACAAACTTATTGTTAAGTAATAAGTCTGTTAAAATTAATGCACATCTCCAATTAAATACATCAGAATCAAATTTCTATACTTCGCCTTCAATCGAAAGTGGACAGATTGATCTTTATTCAATGAAGAATTTAGTTTCAAATAATTATATTGTGTCTGTAGGCGGCGTATCATATGATAGCGAAGTTAATGGCAATGGTTCTGCTATTGCTCGTCATATTGCCAAGAAGGTTGATTTTACCAAGGAACATTTTGCTGAAGATATTCGTATGTTCATGACAGCATATCGTCCATTAGGAACAGATATCAAGGTCTATGCTAAGGTGCACAATTCACAAGACCCAGAGCCATTTGATGACAAGTCATGGACACCACTTGAATATGTTACAAGTACAAACATTTATAGCTCAAGTGAAGATCAAAATGATTTCATTGAATATGAACTAGGAATTCCTGCTGCTTCAGAATCTATTGATATCCCTGGCGTGTTTAAAACAACCTATGCCAGTGCGACTGTGTTGGCTGCTAATGTCAATCCAACATCATATCTTGCAAACAATGATGTTGTTAAAATTTATAGTTCAATTTTTCCACAGAATTATACGATTGCAGTTGCTAAAGAAGTTGGTACTGGATCAATAATTCTTGGATCAGCAATCTCAAGTAATAATGTTGCTAGCAGTGGTATGACAGTTGCAAAGGTTAAATATCCAAATATTGCGTTCAATAATCCAATGAACAACAATATCTCAAGATACTATAATGATGCTCTTGTTGAGATTGATAGCTTTGATTCCATGCAAATCAAGATTGTATTTTTATCAGACTCAACATTTATCATTCCAAAGATTGATCAAATACAAGTATTAGGCGTTTCAGCATGACATTTATAAGAGATGACAGTACTGGAGCCATTATAAATAAAGATGATAACTATTATAAAATGATTTTGGTAAGGCGTGAAGAAAAAAAGAAAGCTGATAACTTTCAGGAAAAAATGGATTGCCTAGAGTGCGAACTCACAGAAATTAAAAATTTACTTAAACAAGTATTAAACGGAAAGAATTATGGCTAGACAAGTTGCGAACGTTGACATTCAAGTGGATACATTTGGTTCGTGGATTTCACGTACCAATCAACTTTTAGAAGCATTTTCTAATGAAGTTCTAACTGCTAATAGTACTAGCGGTGTTACTGGTACGCCTACCAATAAACGAAATTCTACTCTTTATGGTAGATTTAATACAAATACATTTTATTCATCAGAAACTTTTCAAGTTGGTGATGGTATCTATGCAAATACAACATCATTTACTTTTGGACCAAATATTAAGATTGTTGCTAATAACACAATTGGTACAACAGGTCAAATCTTAGCTATCGGCACAACAGGTCTATATTGGACTAATTCTGGTCTTGGTACTGTTACAAAAGTTCAGGGTGGCGATGGGCTTAGTGGTGAGATAACAACTACTGGATTATTATCTGTAAAAGCAGCTACTGGCATTTCAGTTAGTGGCAGCGGCGTTTCTGTGAATTCAGCATATATTGCCACACTAAATTCTGCCAATGCAGCAACTCTTTTATCAAAAACATGGCAATCTCCTGCTGCTATCGGCAATCTTTTTCCAAATACTGGTGCATTTACTACATTAACATCAACAACATATTCTATTACTGGTGATAATTTTTTCACACTGAGTAATACTGAATTTCGTACTCTTGGTTATATTGAATCGACCACTCCTGCTACAGGAGCATATGGTGGCGTAAATATTCGTGCCGCAAATGGTGGAACTGCAAAATTAAGAATTACTGATTATCTTGCAGAATCTGTTTATGGCACTGCCACAATTAATAATCTAGGAAATTGGGAATGGTCCAATAGTATTTCTGCTACGTCTGCCTCATTAGCAAAAAGTCTATCCATATCGACTGACAATACCTCTGGTGGTGGTATTATTCTGTCTGGTGATGGTGACATTGTAGACTTAAATGATGGTTTTGCTTCACATCGTTTCACAAATGGTGTTAAAATTTATAGTGCAAATAAAGGTGGTACAGGTGCTATAACTCTTGGGTCAAATGGAACAATTAATGCCAAGGAAATTTTGATCCCAAATAATTCATATGTAAAACTTACAGAGTTCAGTAATAATAGTGTTTTTGGCTCAGATGATGTCAGCATGAGCAATTTTCCATTTACAATTATTGGAGGCACTTCTCAAGGTTATACACAGCTTCCAAATGGTTTAATTATACAATGGGGCAATGATGGTACTGTTTCTTCTGGAGAAGGCTCTGTTAATGTCTTTTATAAAATTAGATTTCCTAATAAAGTTCTATCTGTAGTCGCAAGTCCTAGAGGTTCTGATAACGTAAATAATGATATGTGGGTTCAAGTACCATTTATTTATGAAAATTATTTTAAACTATTTTATTCTGCATCAAGTGGCGGAAATAGCGGATACGGATATAGGTATATTGCAATAGGTTGGTAATATGAATATTTTTTATAGTGATAGTGAAAAAAGTTTTTATGATTTACAATTAAATTATCCGACATTACCAGATGATTTAATTGAAATTACAAATGATCAACATGAATATTTCATTAATGCCATTAATAATAAAAATAAAGAAATAGTAGTTGAAAATGGGCAATTAATTCTTGTTGATAGAGTTCCTGTTTATACATGGAATTTTATTAGACAAAAAAGAAATAAAATGCTTTTACAATGTGACTATACTCAACTAGCTGATTGGGTTGGTGATAAAACAATATGGGCGGAATATAGACAGGCTTTAAGAGATATTCCATCAACTTTTTCTGATCCTAATCAAGTTGTTTGGCCAAAAGCACCGAATACTTGATATAAGTTTAATAAATACATAAAGAATAAAAAATAAGAGGAAGTACGAGTGACAACTAAAATTTATAATATGACGGACACTTGGGACGATAATAGTCTTCAGTATACCGCTATTAAAATGGATGTAGCAGATATTAACTCTGCTGTTTACTCACGACTTATTGATCTGCAAATTGCAGGTTTTAGTAAGTTTGCTGTTGATAAACTTGGTAAAATTGTTAATGGTAATATAGATTTACCAAAAGTTAATGGTCTTGAATCGGCCATTGACGTGCTTTCTGCTGCTGGTCTTGGAAAAGTTGATTGGTTTGTTGCCAACACACAAATTCTTAATAATAATCTTAATTATGCTGCTGATTCACTTGCGCTTGTTTATAATGATCCAGTTGTTCTTAAAAATGACTTTTATTTAAAAGTTGGTGGTACTGCATCAGGAAGATGGTCAAATACTGGCATTCTTCAAGCATTACTAACACAAATTACACCAAATAAATCTATTGAACGTACATTCTATGTTACAATGGGAGGAAATGATAGCAATAATGGCACGAGTGTGTATAAGTCAAAGGCAACTATTGGCGCTGCTTTAGCTGCTGCCGCTGCCGTTGGTGAAAGTTGCATTGTTATTGTTCACCCTGGTGAATATGTAGTTCAACCAAATACACAAATTCCAAAAAATTGTGCCCTATATGGATATGATCTTCGTGTCACTAAATTAAAACTTCCTATTGGACAAGAAGAAAATATTATGTTTCTTCTTAACAGTGGCGTTAAGGTTCGTGGGTTCTCATTCAGCGGCCTTCGACATGAAAAGGCAGCATGGTCATCACTTGCTACTGATGCTCTTAGTGGT